GAGTCTGTTTACTTGGATGGTGAAATCAGCTTCACTGGCGGTGCTGTCATCGTTGATACCGATGAAGAGCCTGCACGTTTCGAACTGACCTTTACTTACAAGGGCAACATCTCGTTGATCCCTACTCCAACAGGCGTATTCAGCGCATAATAGCAAGGACCTATGACCAGAGGCATACTGCTGATGGCGTGGGGGAAAAGGGGCTATGGATTCATGGCCTACAACCTTGCGACCTCTATCAAGCATCATAGCCCTGGCATAGCTATCCACCTGATCGCTACCGACCATGTTCTGAAGGAAGTCACTGACCGCTCGGTATTTGACAACATCGAGTTCCTCAGTGGCGATCCTTCAGACCCCGGTAGATACAAGGCAGGCATTTACGATGTCATGCCATTTGACCATACGCTTTTCCTGGATGTAGATGCCTTGTGCCTCCAGCCGATTGAGACGCTTTTTGATAAGCTTATCGAGTCAGATGCTTACTATGCTACCTTCATTAATGAAGTTTACGACATCACCTCACCCAATATCCTACCTCAAATGTGGTGGGCTTATAGGACAGATATTTGGGATCATTATGGCTTTGACCATACTACACGATTCCCAGCCACCCAAAGTTCCATACAATATATAAGGCGGTGCGATAAGACCGCACAAATGTATCGGCTGTTTCAAGAAAGCTTTGACAATCCAATCCCATTGGAAAGGTTACGGAACAAGTGGGGAGGAGGTCAGCCTGATGAGCTTTATCTTAATGTGGCCTTGGCTAAGATGGGCGAGTGGCATCATATCGGGGACCATGCCATGTACTTCGGGAACACCGCTGCGCTAAGACCTCACCAGGTGGCGCAGTCTTATACCTTGCTAAGTTTGTTTGGTAATCGCTCCAACATTAAGCCGATGTATTGGGATTATTATGATAACATGCTGGGCAAGATTCAAGCGAGCCGAGGTTTTAGGCACGCATTCAAAGGCCATCTGTTGAAGTCTGATAAGTTAGCCAACCAGACCTCACCAAGGACCAAGGTAATCGCTCCGAGCCGTATCATTAAGCCTGACTCGGTTAAGTACGATAAGCGTCCGGGTAAGGTGGCATTGTTTACAAGCTACTTTGAGCAGCCTAATGGCGAACGGCAGAGGGAGCTTCGTAAGGTCATGGAGATTAACATCGCTTGTCCAAGTATAGATATTATTTACAACCTTGGGCATCCTTGGGATAATGACAAAGTAGTCAACCTGCCTGGTTACGACCGCCCGACCTATGCCCAGTTCATCAAGGAGATGCAAGCGGTTGAGGCTGATTACTATATATTAGCCAACTCGGATATTTACCTGACATCTGAAATCGAGGAAATCAAATCGCTTGAGATGGATGGCAAGGTATTATGTCTGAGCCGTTATGATTTGATGAGCAGTGGAATGGCCAAGCTGTTTGATTACGAGTGGACCCAAGATACATGGATCTGGAAGGGCAAGCCCAAGACCTTGCAGAACGTGGACTTCACCATGGGTCTGCCTGCTTGTGATAACCGATTGGCTTATGAGATTGCACAGGTTGGCCTTAAACCTGTCAATCCAAGCAAGGACATAAAGACCTATCATATTCACTTAAGCAATAAAAGGACTTATACCGAGCGCAACCGATTGGCTGGACCAACCATGCCACTGCCTTGTATAACCGCTGACCTAATGCGTAATAAGACGTGTCTGATCATTCAGCCGGGTAAGGTTGGGGACATCATCTGCGTCCTACCGATTGCCAAGTGGTATGCGGATCGTGGATTCGAGGTCTATTGGCAATGCCCCAAGCAATACCATGAGCTTTTCAGCTATGTGGATTATGTAACTCCGGTTGAGACTGTGAATGGCCGATATGATAAGACCATAGACCTGGCATTTGGTATCAACCAAAGAAGCCAGAACCATGGAGTTTGGATGCGTAAAAGGAGGATGATTGACAGCTTTGTCACGTTGAAATATGAGATAGCTGGAGTACCTTTGACTGAACTGAGAAACTTAAACTACCAAAGAAATGAACAAGCTGAGTCTAACCTTATTGCTGATTTGGGACTTTATCCTGATGATACTTACCACGTCAGTCATAACTCTAGTGATTATGGCACTGCTGCCAGTATGGACATTCCAGGGCTTATATGCAGGTTTGAAAAAGTCAAAGACTATACGATTTTCGACTGGCGTAAAGTCCTAGAAGGTGCTGCCTCGATACATTGCATCGATTCATGCCTAGCTAATTTTGTCGATGCAATCGATACAGATGCCGAGCTTCATTACTATCTTACAGACAAGGTTCCGTTTAAAGGGGACCGAACCATACTAACTAAAAACTGGAAGCGATATGATATGGCACGAGTTTGAGATTGAGCTTTTTGACAAGAAGCTTGATGAAATGGGAATAACAGAACGCAGTCGCTCCAAGGCGATGGTGTCGATTGATAATATATACAGCTTTCATAAGTCGCATAACGAGGTAGGTGATGAGGTGACTTTTATCATGTTTATCAATGGCGATTCGATGCAGGTCAATGAGACTTATGACAACATGAAAAAAATAATGAAATGCAGATAGCACAAGAGCTGATGCCTAATGGCATGGGCGCACACAATGACTTCAAAGATGCCATCACCAACCTCATCAGAACAAAGAAGCTTGAGAACATTATTGAGACAGGCTGTTACCTTGGTGAGGGTACTACTCAAGCCATCGCTGATGCTTTGGTTGGAGATGAGCAAGTGTATTCTATTGAGGTTAATCCACGCTTTTACGAGATTGCGAGAAAGAAGCACCGCACTACGATTATTAACTTCCTTCTTGGGTTATCTATTGACCGTGCTAATCTCCCCACTAGTGCTACTTTCGATGTGCCTGATCACATTGTTATTGATCATCTCGATCATAATAGAGAGCTACTTTACAAGCAAGAAGTAAGTTTCAAGGTACCGGATGGGATGCTTGGGTTTGTGCTTCAGAAGATGGACAACAAGCCTGATCTGGTTATCCTTGACAGCGCAGGACACATGGGATTGCAGGAGTTCAAGTATCTGATGGATAGGGTTGAGCTAGGTTTCTACCTTGCCTTGGATGATACCAATCATGTCAAGCATTACCATACTGTTCAAATATTGGAAGAAAATGGACACGAGCTTGTATTCAGCACAGACCAGGGTTTTGGAAGTAGAATCTATTGGGTTGCATGAGGTACGCACTGACCATAGTTTATAATGCCAAGCATCACTTGTTGCATAATGATTTCAGCGATAGGATGCTTGAGATGTTTGACAAGTGGGTCATAGTTGAGGGCTTTAGCCGTAATGGTGGGTCAACGGCTTGGTGTACCAGCATCAGACCGTCTCATCAATCAACCGATGGTACCATTGAGACTTGTCAAGATTTGGCAAGTCAGAATCCGACAAAAGTCATGTTTTATAGCAGTGGGGTTGGTTATGCCAGCAAGGATGTGCAGGTCAATAAAGGGATTGAAATGCTGCAAGGATGCGAACCAGGATGGCTTTGGCAGATAGATGCGGATGAGCATTGGACTTTGGAGGACTTGGAAGGGGCTGAACAAATGCTTGAAAAGGACTTGACAATAGCTGGAGCTTTCCAATTTTACCACTATCTTTGTAAGGATGTTAATGGTAAGCAGCTGGTAGGTAAGGGAGCTTGGGGTGATGGTTTGAGTACAAGGTTATGGTGGTGGGAAGGTCAGAAGTTCAAAACCCATGAACCGCCAATCATGGAGGGGCAGAAGGCAATAAAGGAATTACCGCAGAAGTATATCCATTACTCGTATTACTTTGAGAAGGATGTTGAATTCAAGAGCAAATATTATAAAGGTTACAGGCCAGTGATACATAATTGGAGAGCTTTGCAGAAAAGGAGATTTAGTTATCCGATATCGGCAAAATACCTGTTAGGCAGTGGGACAACAGTTGACATTAGAAACTCATTTATAACTACACTACCATGAAAGGATGCTCATCTTGCGGAGGCGCAAAGCCACGCACACGGCCAAAGCCACCCATTAAACCTAAGAACTAATGCTAACCCCTGAGCAGATTTCGTATCTGGTTGACCAGATCGTATCGATTAAAAACAAAGGAAACAAGGCCAAAGGAATTACCTTGTTCAATACTAATGAAAGCAGCAACTACCTGCCTCATTACTATCCTGGCTATACCTTATCGGTTGAATGGCTTCAACAGATACGGACTCACGCTCAGAAGGGTGTCTTCCCAGAACTGCTATTTGCCAAGCAAGCACCGAACCAGACCCCCAAAGAGGCCGAGTATGTTCGTGCCAACTTCAAGCAGACCACGATCCAAGTGTTCAAGGACATGGTCGATACCTATGGCCGTGCCTATCACGAAAACAACTGGTCCATCGAGTTCCTACCTGATGCGGATCAGTATGTCAACACCAATACTACCTTGGCTGAATACATAAACCAAGACTATCCAGAGTTTGGAAGCTTGGACAACTTTGTATTCACCTTCTTGCCACCATTGAAGCTAATGGATGCCATGGGAGTAGTTGCGGTATTGCCTTACGAGATACCAACCACCGAGATTGAAGGTGAGGAGGTAATAGATCCGGATGAACTGATTGAACCGTTTACCAAGTTCTATCACACTACCAGAGTAATCGCTTATGATGAAGAGTTTGCCATCATTGAAAGCGAAGAAATGTCCAAGGTTGAGTATAATAACAAGGAAGTTTATGAGGGATTGGTTTACTACATTTTTGATGATGAATGGATTTACAAAGCCATTCAAATAGGCAAAAAAGTGGATTACCGATTCGAGATTGTTGAATGGTTCAACCACGCAATAGGTGAAATGCCAGTCAAGCGAGTGGATGGAATAGCCATCCAGATCGATGAGACCATGATGCAGCAGTCACCGTTCCTATATGCCTGCGATGTGTTGGATGAGGTGCTGCTAGATTCGGCTTTGCTCCGTGGCATCAAGCCGACCTGCACCTATCCTTACCGGGTGATGATTGGTGATCCTTGCCAGCATCAGATAAGGGTGGATGGTGAGATGCTGACCTGCGATGGCGGCTATCACTATCAGATGAGCGGGCATAAGTCAATCTGTCCAGAATGTAACGGATCGGGTCTCAAGGATAGGGTCAGTCCTTATGGAACCTTGCTAATAAAGCCACAGACATCGACTCAGGCAGGTGATAACATCAGTCCTGATTCGGCTATCTTCTATGCAGCGCCATCGACTGAAACTCCTCGATTCTTGCGTGAGGAGGTGGCTCATAACATGAACCAAGCGTATGAGATTCTTCACCTAAAGAAAACCAATAATAAGGTACAAGGAGGCGAAGGAATCACAGCTACCGAGGCGGCATCGGACCAGAAGGCATTGATCGCTGGTATCAAGCAGAACTGCATGCAGCTCTTTGATATGTACGAGTGGTGCATTGACATGATAGGAATGATGCGCTATGGTGAGAATTACCGCAAGCCAATTATCAAGCGACCTGTGAATTATGACTTCTATTTGGAGTCGGATTACTTGGCTCAGATTAACGAGGCCATAGCTGCCAAGCAGCCACCCTTTGTAATTCAATCCATTATCTACAAATATCTTCAGACTCTTTATTATCCTGATGTCCAAGGTCAGAAGGTCTTTAACCTGATTAGTCAGACCGACCGACTGCTCACCATGACATTGGATGAAATCAATCTGAAGCTTTCAAAGGGATTGGTGGATAAGTGGGAGGTAGTCCTACATGACTCAGCCATCAACTTTGTGAACGAGTTAACTATGGCTGACCCTAACTTCTTTGAGTTGGATTTTGAATTGCAGAAACAAGCATTGATTAACAAATCCAAGGAAGTAGCTGGAGCCATTGCCTTGACTACCGCTACTCCGTTCAACGCTCAATCCTTAGTAGGTAACATCATAGCTGGAGTTTAATGGCAACCCTGAGTGAGCTTATAGCCGAAAAGACCAGGCGGCTCACCACCGTGCCTGATATCTACTTGACAGAGGTCGAGAAAGCGCAGAAGCGTTTATTCCCTCAGATTGTTGAGATACTTAGGCAGCTTGCAGTTGACTCATCGGGCAACATAATCCTAAACAGTTCTAACCTTGCCTTGGCTGCCAATGTCAAGGAACTAGTACAGCAGATACTTGCTGACTCGGAATATATATCAGCAGTCCGTACCTATGCTGCTGGTATGAACGAGCAGGTGAATGTAAGCAATGAGCTTTTTGCCAAGGCTTTTGATGGGTTCAAACCTGCCGCCAATGCTCAAGCTTTGTTCCGATTGACCCAAGCCAATGCAGTCGATTTGATGGTGAATGCAATCGGTAACCAGCGGTTCGCCGATGTGGTTCGTGAGAATATAGAGACAGCCATCAGTTCCAATGCTGGTTTCACCGAGACTGTCAGACAGCTTCAGACCATTGTAACAGGCGATGAGGAGGTGGATGGGAAGCTGCTACAATATAACAAGCAGATTGCCCATGATACCTTCGCCATAGCCGATAGGAACTATACATCGGCAGTCAGCGAGGAGCTTGAAGCGGAGTGGTTTTTTTATTCAGGAAGTGAGATAGAAACTACAAGGCCGTTCTGTGCTGCACGGCATAACGAGTATTTTTATTATAAGGAAATTGAGAGTTGGCCACAAACGGCAGGGGATTGGGCTGGTCGCATACCAGGCACCAACTCATCTACCATCTATTCCTATGCAGGTGGTTATAACTGCCGCCATTCAATCATACCTGTATCGGTCCGTAGGGTGCCTAAGGAAAAAGTGACAGAGGCGATAAACAAGTATGGCTTTGAACCTGATACCGCCACTGCGGATTACTTTGGGTTAGAATAGAGACCTTACGGGATCAGCTACCCAAACTAGGCAAGCTTCTTGACACGACTTACGTTATCAATCGCATGCTGCAACCTTAAAAACCCTAGATTACTGCAAACAATCCAGCCGTTTGAGCTTACTAATCGATTTGCATAATAGGTCTTGTTATTCTTGACATATGAGAAAATCTCCCATTTGCCAGCTTTACCTTTAATTGTCTTGATCGTCTTCCCGATCTTCTTTGATTTTGGTCTTGTTGAGGTCATAGTTTAGAAGGATTAAACAGATTATAAATAGAATGATTGATCCTAGCATAGGGCCTTGATGATTAAAAGCCAAAAAATCCCACATCCAACTATAATAAACAGCCAAACCAATAAAGCATCTGGGTCGTGATTATTTTCCTCCATGGCACAATTATACTATAAATTTGTAACTTTACAAACAAATTGAAAATAAATGGATCACCTTAAAAAAGCCGTATCGATGAAGACTGGCCGCCAAGCCATGCTACCTCCATCGATCTATAATAACCCCTTGCGGATGCAATCGGGTGGATGGGTGCTGATAGAGACACCTCCAGATATAGTTCAGGTAACTCCCAACCGATTTGTTATATTAGATACTAACCAAACAGCTCCGGCTAATCCGACTGTTGATACCCTAACCTCGGAGGAACCGACTGCCGAGCCAAAAAAGAAAAAGAGTCGCAAACCAAAAACAACAGACAATGAGTGATTTAAAAAGCTTCTGTGAGTTCACAGGAATCGAAGCCGAAAACTTCGACCAGTTCAAGGAACAGTTCCAATCCAAGTTCATCGTTAAGGAAAACGTGATCAAAGACCCCGAAATCACGGATAAGATCTACGGCAAAATCATGGGTAGCCAGATGACCAAGATTAGGCAGATGTTCAAGGAAGAGGGCGTTGAGTTCACAGAGGAAGAGACCAAGGCAATCAAAAAGAATGATGAGTTGTTGGTGCTAGGTCTTAACAAGCTTAAAGGTGGTTTTATTAATCAGATAGAAGATGTCAAAAAATCCAATTCAGTCGGGGCAGATCAACGGCTTTCGGAGTACGAGGCAAGGATCGCCAAAATTGAGAAAGAAAAAAACGATATTAAGGCAGCTTGGAAAAGCACTGGCGAAGAGTTTGAGAAATACAAGTTTGAGATGGCCAGCAGCTTAAAACAAAAGGAAGTTGATTTCAGACTTGCCAAAGCCAAGGAGACTCTAAAGATGCGCCCCAAGATTAATGAGGCGGAGCGTGCTGGCTTTGAAGCAATCCTTAAAAATCGCCTAAAGTTCGATCTTGATGACAACGGTCAGCTTGTTACAATGACCACAAGTGGTGAGCGCATCAAGTCCAAGGTCAAGGCTGGTGATTTCATGCCAGCTGAGGAAGCGATGCAGGACATCATCAACGAGCTAGGACTTGGTGATACCAACCCTCATGCAGGCAAGCCTGCTCCATTGGCTCAACCTGGTTCGACTAATATGTTCGGCCTTGGCAATCGCACGGCTCGACCTGTACCACAATCCGTACAACCAACCGCACCACAGCCGATGCCTGCTGTCGGTAAGAGGCTTCATCCAAAGGCATCTCGTTAAATTGTTTTTATGGGTAGCCCTCACGAAAGTGGGGGCTTTTTTATTACCTTTGTAACCAGTGCGCTCCACTGCAATAGTGTGGATTACTTTGTGCCAGCCACAGCAATACCAGGGCAAAATCAAATTAATCCTAATTCTTAATCCATACTAAACCATGTCTTGTTCATCAACTTTGCTCGCTTGCCCAGATGTGCAGCTTGAGCTTAATTCATTCTTTACAACTTGTAATGTAGCTACCCTTGGCCGTGACTCGGCTTTCTTGGGCATGCTGACCTCGCCTGAGAACGTATCCGGTATCAACCAGGTCGTTAACCCAGGTGGCGCAAAATCTCGCACTGTCATCCTTCGCTACGACTCTGGCATCCCAGTAGCCAACGTAGAAGAAGTAACCGAGTGCAACTTGGACTGTTCCGCTACCAACCAAGGTGGTGACAACTCCGCTGAATACTCAATGGATATCTGCCAAAAGGTAAAATATGGCGAGTCTTATTCCGTATACGATTTGGCAAACATCTGCCGTTCAAACCAAGACTTCATCGCAGCTCGTCTGAACGCTATGGCTGGTGCCATCGAGCAGAAAATCGCTGAAAAGACTGCTCAAGAAGCTGTCGCATTGGTAGGCAAATGGGCATCCGATGTATCCAACGTGACTGGAGATGTGAAGCAAGTGGCTACCAAGAACGGTACTGCCTTGAATCCTTACTTCTTGCCTGAGATTGACTTGGCTGCAAAGCAGACTGGATACTGCGCTCCTATCGGTATCTTCGGTGGTTCTGAACTTTACCTGTCAACTGACCTGCTTAACGTAGGCTGCTGCGGTACTGACGGAATGGACCTGATGGGTATCATGGGTCGTTATGGCAAAGTAGTTGCTTGGGATCCTTATGTAGTAGATGCATTCAGCTCTAACAACATCAGCTTAATGACACAGCTTGGAGCCATGCAGTTGCTTGTTTACACTGTTGGAACTGAGGCATCATTCAGCCCCTTGGCTTCCGGTGCTTCCAGCAACTTCGAGATCATCCCATTGACCACTCCTCGCTATGGCATCCCAGTTGACTTGATCGTATCTAACAACTGCGGTAACATCAGCATGACCATGCAGACTTCAACAAAGCTTGTTGCTTTGCCAACTGACTTGATCTGCACTGGTGCTTCAACTGGTGTGAACTTCGTGAACTTGCTCGAAGTAAACAACGCTTAATCTTGTTTCATTTGTTAATTGGGTGGGGCTGTAATGGTCCCACCCTTTAATCTAATCGCATGGAGTGTTTCAAAGACCTTATTCAAGTCAGGGACCTATGCAACGCCCCTGCGCCAAAAAGCTCGATTTATATCGATGATGTCGGAGTATCGCTGGCAGACATCGAGAGCTTCATCACCAACCAATACGCAACGGCTGCGGATTACTTCCAAGCTCGCTCCGAGCATGCAGTGCGTGAGATGACTAACACCATCTACAATTATTTCCAAGGGCAATATTTAGCCACAAGCCTAGTCGATTCGCATCGCCTTGGTGTTTATAATGGCACCCAATCTCTTAAGCCTGGCACTACCTACCAAGGTATCCAAATGGTATTCAACCAATCCGATACTTTTTTTAAGGTTGCCATTGGTGAGATAAGCCTACTTATTGACGCTACAACAACCGTGACCGTTGAGGTATGGGACTTGCGGCAGAATGTTAAGTTGGATGAGATTGACATTGACACAGTAGCAGGTCAGATCAGTACGGTCTATCTGCATAAATCATACAAGTCAGACAAGCAGCCATTGAACTTATTCATAGGTTACGATTCAACTGGCATCGACTCTTATTATACACCTATAAAATCAGGGCTTTGCTGCGGTAAGATCAGCTGCAATAACAGCTATGTGACCGCTTACGGAGTCGAGGTGAACGGTGCGTTCTATGACAGCAACACCGAAGGCATCAACCATACTTCTGGTTTATCGGTTGTTTACGATATAGCATGCGACCATCAGAGCTGGATCTGCAGCCATGCCGAGTCGCTTGCCTTGCCATTGGCTTACAAGACTGCCGAAATCCTTGTGGCCGATGCCGCCTATAATACCAGTGGTGAGAGGTCAACCAATCATCACACTATAAACCTTGACCAGCTTAAGGAACGTCATGGCTTCTATGTGAACAAATACAAGGAGATCATGAGTAACTGGCTAGGTAACATGCAGCTACCTACCAACCGCTGCTTTCAATGCAATACCCCTGTTAGACACCGTATCATGTTGCCATGACCATCGAGGAGTTCAACTTAAAGCTGCGTCAGGCATTGGCTGAAATAGAGGCCAATGATGTACCTCTTAAGTTGGCTGCTTATAGTTCAGTAGCTGCGGTTAGTAAGAGAATTTTCACCGATGGAGGCAATGCGAGCGGTGGTCAGATAGGTCAATACAAGTCTGATGGCGGTATTTATATAAACCCCAAAAAAGCTTTCGGAGGGTCCAAGCTTGGAACACCAAGAGGTAAGACAGGAGAGACCAAGTTCAAGAATGGACGATCACATGTCACTGTCTATCTTGATTCATACAAAGATTACAAGGCCGCCTTGGGCAAGCCATCAGGTGGGGCTTATGTTAATCTTGAACTATCTGGAGATCTTAAGTCGGACTTTGAAAATGGTAAGGTGCCAACACCTCAAGAGCGTGGGCCACATGAATACTTCATTGGACTGAAAAGACCAATCAACCAAGATAAGGTCGCTGGCCTTGAGCAGAAGTACGGCAAAGTATTCGCCTTGACCGATGCTGAAGTACAGGAGTTTATTGAAGATGTTAAATTCGAGTTCGCTCGCATATTTGGAAATGTAGCATGATAAACACACTATTCTGCGACATAGCAGACAAACTCAAACTGACCGGGTATTTTGATACGGTCTATGAATATTGCGAAATCATCCAGCGCACCGATGGTACCTTGCGCCCAATGTATTATAAGGGATTCAAGGCAGGTTACATCGATGTGCAGAACTTTGATAAGAACGGAACCGCCTATATCCGCAAGCGTGGAACCACTACAATCAGAACTGATAACAACACTGTTAGGCTTAACAGTTGCGTTGACTTATCAAAAAGAATAGTTGCCACGTTCCCAATGCGCCTAGTAGTAGCCGTTCCAAAAGTCCAGCTTGAAGATTCGCCAATGGTTGATGATAACCTGGCAGCCCAACTTATCGGTGATCTGCAAGGCGATATGGATTCGACTGCTACGGCCATGAACGCTACGAGCGTATCACTTCAAGTAACATCGTATGATACCGATGCGGTGACTATCTGGAATGCTGAAAACAAAGGAGTTGTATTGGATGAGTCAAAAGTTTACCGATTCAGTTATATAGCTATCGATTTTATTTGCGAAATTAGAGGACAGGTAGAGTGCCTCCAAATGTGCCAAAACAATGAGTATTAATTGCTGTAAGTCGTATGTAGGT